TTTCTTGCCCCTCCAGGCCGCTCCTGGCAGGGTGTAGTGACAAAAACAGGAGTTTCTAGATATGGAAAAAACCGAGAGAATTAGAAAAGAGTATCTAAAGATAAAGCGAGTTCTAAAGGGTCTAGATAAAGATAGACAGACTATCGCGGATTCTCTAATGCAGCGCGCCGCATTTATGTCAGTCACGATTGCCGATCTAGAGGCCGACATCAACGAGAGAGGTTACATCTCAGAATACCAGAACGGCAAGGATCAGTGGGGGACAAAGAAAAGCCCCGAGATCGAGATCTACAATACCATGATCAAAAACTACGCCGCGGTGATCCGGCAGCTCTGTGACGATCTGCCGAAGACTGAGGCCGGAGCGGTAAAGTCTGATCTGCTCAAGTTCCTGGGGGATAAGCGCGCGTGAATTACATTCGGGAGTACTGGGAGAGAATCCAGTCAGGGGAGATCCTGACGAGCCGGAGGATCACCCAGCAGTATCAGAAGTTGATCGATGCGCTCGATCACCCGCGGGATCCGTGGGTCTTCGATCTCAAGCGCGCTACGGATCCCGTCACATTCGTTGAGTCGTTCTGCCGACACTCGAAGGGGCAATGGTCTGGCAAGCCGGTAGAGCTGGAGCTCTTCCAGAAAGCCAAACTGCAGGCCACCTATGGGTTCATACACAAGGACACACGGATGCGCAAACATCGTGAGGTGTTCACTCTGATAGGGAGGAAAAACGGGAAGTCGACAGAGAAAGCCGCTACGGGACTATACATGCTCATCGGTGATGGTGAGGGGGGATCGGAGGTGTACTCTGCTGCTACAACCCGGGAGCAGGCAAAGATTGTTTTCTCTGAAGCGCTTCGCATGGTGCACCAGAGCCCCGATTTATCCAGATATATTAGAAAACGTAAAACGGACATGTACTTCGCACATACCTTCAGCCGTTTTGAGGCTCTGGCCAGTGAGAGTCACAGCCTGGACGGGCTGAACATACACAATGCGATCATCGACGAGGTCCACGCGATCAAAGACCGAAATCTGTACGACGTCATCAAGCAGGGTATGGCTTCCAGGCAGCAGCCGCTCCTGGATATCATCACGACAGCTGGATTTGTGCGTGAGTCCATCTTTGACAGCTTGTACGACTATGCATGTAAGGTCCTTGACGGCGTTTTTGAAGATGACAGGTTTCTGGCCTTTCTCTACGAGCTCGATGACCGCTCGGAGTGGACGGATCCTGCTAAGTGGGTCAAGGCCAATCCGGGGCTCGGGAGTATCAAGGATCTCGGGACGCTGGCTGACAACGTCGAACGAGCGAAGCACGAGCCGGGTTTTTTGCATACAGTACTGACAAAAGATTTTAACATCCGCGACACGGTAGCAGGCACCTGGCTAACATTCGATGATATCAACAACGAGGCGACCTACGAGATGGCGGATCTGTATGACACGTATGCCATTGGCGGGGTGGACCTCTCATCTACGACAGACCTCACCTGCGCTACCCTGATCATCCTCAAGCCTGGGGATACTACACGCTATGTACTCCAGATGTACTTTCTTCCGGAGGACCTGCTGGAGAAGAAAATCCAGGAAGATAAGATCCCCTATGATCTGTGGCACAAGCGGGGGCTTATCACGCTATGCCCCGGAAATAAGGTGGATTATAAAAAAGTTACCGCGTGGTTTCTACATGTAGTGGAAATCCATAAAATCACACCGCTTTGGTGCTATTATGACCCATGGAATGCTAGTTATTGGGTAGATGAGATGCGCGATGCCGGGTTTCAGATGGTTATTGCTCGTCAGGGCTACCAGACATTGAGCCAGCCGGCTAAAGAGATGGCCGCTGACCTGGGGGCGAAGCGGATAAACTACAACAACAATCCGATCTTGAAATGGTGCCTGACGAACACGAGTATCAAACGAGATGAGAACGACAATATCCGGCCGGTTAAGGGTCAGATGCAGAAACAGCGTATCGACGGAGCAGTAAGTCTACTGATCGCGTATGTCGGGCTGTTCGAGAAGTACGCAGAGTACCAGGTTATCGTGGGGGATAAATGAAGCAAACCCGGTGGGGTAAACTGACACAACTCTTCAAGCAACCACTGCGACGGGTATATCAGCGCCTGCATTTTTATAACGGCAATAACTACCAGTTTTCCGCATTCAGTGGGAATGCTTATGACAGCGATCCTGTACGGTCCGCCATCGATGCGATCGCCAGGAACGGCGCTAAGCTCACGCCAAGGCATATCCGAAAGATGCCGGGCGGGATCACGATACCATCATCTGCGATCATCGAGGATCTACTGCAGCTGCGGCCGAACCCGTATATGAACGCATACAGTTTTTTTTACAAAGTCATCACGCAGAAATTTTTACGAAATAACGCCTTTATCTACGTGGACCGCCCCGACGGGCTCACCGTTGCGGGGTTGTACCCGGTAGTACCGACAGGAGTAGAGTTTCTTGAGAGCGCTGGCGATCTGTTTGTAAAATTTTACTTTGGAAATGGCGCGCATACCGTGCTGCCGTATGATGACATTATACACCTGAGGCGATTTTATGCCGATAATGATTTACTCGGCGAGCAGTCCCAGGCGTTTACGGCTAAGTTGCAGGCAATCCAGACCGCAGACGAGGGGATCGCGCATGCGATCGAGACAACCGCCAACCTGAAGGGCATCATGAAATTTAATCAGATGCTCAAGGGTGACGATATGCGGGCCTACAAAGACAAGTTTGTCTCAGACTACCTTGACCTCAACGAGAACGGATCCGGTATCGCTGCGATGGACAACCGGGCTGATTATGTCCCGCTGAAACAGAAACCGACTATTATCGATAAGGCGCAATCAGATTATCTCAAGCAGGCGGTATATGAGTATTACGGGGTGAATGATGCGATCATCACCAGCAACTACAACGAGGATCAATGGAATGCTTTCTACGAAGGAGTCCTGGAGCCGTTAGCCCTGGAGATGGGGACTGAGTTTACCTCCAAGATTTTCAGCGGCAGACAGCGCGGTCACGGCAACCGGATATTTTTTGAGGCCAACCGGCTGCAGTATGCGAGCAACCAGACCAAAGTTAACCTGGTCAAGGAGGCGGCTCCGTATGGGGTGCTCTCGAGAAACGAGATCCGGGAGATCTTCAACATGTCTCCGCTCCCAGATGATAGAGACTACCAGATGACCAAGGGGGGTAAGGCGCATGCCGACAAAATCGACTAGAGAGATCCGTATGGCAGCCGTCTCGGTTGTCCAGGATACCGCAAACGATGAACGGGTTGTCGAGGGGCGAGCGATCGTCTTCGGCGTGCCTACAGTTCTCTATGAGTTTGACGGGATCCAGTATAAGGAAGTGGTCGAGCGCGGCGCCCTGGACGGGGCCGACCTCTCGGACGTGCCATTCAAGTATAACCATTCGGATCATGTCATGATCATGGCGCGCACGCGCAACAATACCCTGGAGCTCACGGTTGATGACCAGGGGCTGCTGATACGGGCCAAGCTGGCGGACACATCTGCCGGCAGGGACATGTATGAACTGGTGAAGCGGAGCGACATCACTGAGATGTCTTTCGCTTTTACGGTGACTGAGTCATCGTACAACAAAGAGACGCGCACGCGGAGTATTACGAAGATCAAACGGATCTGGGATGTGGCGGCGGTGGATACCCCGGCATACCAGGATACGTATATAAAGGCACGGAGCTTTTTTGAGGCGGAGGCCGAGAAAGAGCAGAGAGCGGCGGAGGCGGCGAACCGGGCTCGGATCCTAACCAAGATTAAACTTATGACGATGGAGGAAAGAACGTGAAAAAAGATGAAATCCTGAGGCGGCTCAAAGCGATCGCCGCTCGTGTGACCGAGGTCAACAGCATGGTAGAAACCCGTGCGGCCAACCCGGAAGGGGATCCGGTTGACTATAATGCTCTGAATGAAGAGCTCGACAATCTCGGCCTGGAAAAGAGGCAGCTGCAGCTCCGTCTGCGGGCAATCGAGATGAATGAGGAGACTGCCCCCGAGACCAGGTCTCTGGGAGGACTGCAGAACCTGGCGGGGACTCCCGAGAAGCGGTTTGAAAAGATGGACGCTGAAGAGCGCCGGGGGACGCCTGAGTATCGCAACGCCTTTCTTAAGACGCTCCAGGGTAAGGCCCTGAGTGATGTCGAGAAGAGAGCGTACACCAGCGCCAGTGATTCTGCCGGGGCGGAGATCACCCTGCTTAGAGTTGCAGGCGCCCTGAAATTCGGCGTGGAGAATGCCCGGGATGCAGCAGATGAGCATGATGAAAACGACGCTGTTTCTCCTGCATCTGACACCCTGACCTATGTAACCTTGGGGAGCTACGAACGGATCAAGATCCTCCGGATCTCGAAGACTGTTCAGACGATGGCGATCAGCGCTTTTGAAAACTGGCTGACCAAGATCCTCGCAGAAGATATCGCGGTCAAGCTCGAAAACGACATCATCAACGGATCAGGATCCGGCGAACCGAAAGGCATCGAGGAGGCACGGACCTGGACAGATGACACATCGTCTATCGAGTATACAAACGATGGATCCCCGACGTATGAGCGCTGCTCCCAGCCAGGTATGACCGAAACGCGAAATTCCTGACGACCAAAAAATTCCTGTTCGGGAAACTTGCGAAGATCAAAGACGATCAGAAGCAGCCTATCCTGATCAAGGATATGACAAAAGAGGTGCCGCTGGCGATCATGGGGTACCCGGTTCTTATCTCTGATAAGGTCGAGGCTGGTTCTATGTACCTGGGGGACTTCACCAACGTGGTTGGAAATCTGTCCCAGGATATCACGATCGAGTCCAGCACCCAGTCCGGGTTCCTGAACAACGCAATCGACTACCGCGGAACCGCGATGTTCGACTGCAGCATCATGCTCGCCGATGCGTTCGTGAAGATGCTCGAAGCTGATGCACCTGAAGGTTAATAGTTAATAACAGGCTAGGCGGGGCTTCGGCTCCGCCAGCCTAGTCCATGAGGTACTGATGATAGTTACGTTGACTGAGGTCAAGACACGGCTGCGGATTGATGACTCTACCCAGGATACAGAGCTTGAGCTGCTGATCGAAGCAGCCGAGGTCTTTATCTACCAGGTGACCGGAGTCCGCTTCCAGAACACCAATAAACTTGCCAAGGTCGCGGTGTTTTTTATCATCCAGGACCTCTACGAGAAGCGGACGCTTTCGGCATCCACTGGCTATAAAAGCGAGTCTGTATCGGACAAGACCCGTCAGGTTGTGGATATGATACTCAACCAGCTGTCGATGTACGCAGTACGGACCGAAGAGGATCTGGCGCTCACGTGGTCTGATCTACTGACGACCTCAACTACCTGGGCAGATCTGGGGGCTGAGGCATGAGCTACGCACTGGATGCTGGGCAGCTGAACAAGCGGGTGACAGTGCTCGAGTTCAGCGAGAGTTCTGATGGGGCGGGTGGTTATGTCGACACATGGCCTACTGTCGGCTGGTCTACCGTCTGCAGCCGATGGGCGCGCATCGAGCCGTTGCGTGGGCGCTCTTATTTTGAGGCGCAGCAGGCGCAGACAGAGATCACGCACCGGGTGACGATGCGCTACTCGGCGCTGGTTAAACCGGAGCATACGATCAATTATGACGGGCGACGGCTTGATATCCGGACAGTTATCAACGTGGAAGAGCGCGGGGATTGGATGGAGCTGATGTGTGCGGAGGTAGTCGGATGAAAGCAGAAGCGACAGTAACCGTAGAGGGTATATCGCAGACGATCGCTGAGCTGACCAAGTACAACGTTCAGCTGACGAAGGATATAGAGGCGCTGAACAAGACCTGGGCCAAAGCGGTCATCAATGTCGCGCGGTCGAAGGTGCTGCAGGATACCGGAGGGCTAAAGCGGTCCATCAAGGCAAAGTATTTCAAGAAAGATGGGCCTGCGGCTACTGTTTTCCCGCGAGGAAACGCGGGATCTGCCAGGCACCTGGTCGAGTACGGCACCGGTCCCAGGGTCCAGCGTAACGGCCGGTATACTGGTCGCATGCGCGCGGTCCCGTTTATGGCGCCCGCGCAGAAGTCTGCAGAGGGTCCGTACGCGGCAGAGGTGCTCAAATTGGTTAATAAAGATGTTGTTGTATAACTTTCAGAAGGCGGTATACGCGGCCTTGGATGCTGATGCGACGCTGAAGGCCGCCGCTGGGATCTACGACTACGTGCCAGAGGGTAAAGGGCTGCCGTTTGTGGTCATCGGTGATGATCGAGCGACAGAGTACCGTACTAAGACCTACGATGGGTGGGAGATCACCACGGAGATCGTGCTCTGGGATGGCGCCAGGGGGTGTTTGTCTACCAAACAGATCCTCGGGTACATCGAGGCGGATCTTGCTAAGGACCTCACGTTTGGTGGTCAAAAATTCGATTTTTTCCGGGTAGAGAACATGTCCGTGCAAAAAATGCAGTCAGCACAGAATGACGTATTGGTGCGGGGGTCTATCACCCTGGTGTATAGAGAATATCATGTGTAAGGAGAACAAACAGCATGGCTAGAGGTGTAGATTTTGTAATAACCATCGGGTCGGATGTACTCGGTGGGCAGCGCGGCGCGACGCTTAACCGTGGCGTTGATACTATGGACGCGACAGCGAAGGCGTCCGCTGGAGAATGGAAGGAGAACGAGATCGGCTTTAAGAGCTGGGGTATCGATGCTGACGGGCTTGTGGTCGAAAGCGATGATGCTTTTGTGGCCCTGGAAGCCGCGTTTGCCGCGGGCACTAAGGTGACGGTAACGTTGACGACCCCTGCGAACAACACATATACCGGCACCGCGATTATCACCGATTTTCCGATCGATGCGCCGTACGATGATATGGCCACGTACAGCATCAGTCTGCTCGGAGACGGGGCTCTCGCATGAGGCAGTCGGTAGCGATCCAGCTTGACAAGGTCCGGCACCTCCGCTATGGGACAAACGCCCTGGCAGAGGCTGAGGATCTTCTGGGGCGTCCGATCAGTGCTATCAATGCGGACAATATCGGCGTCAAGGAGATTCGGGTGCTGCTGCTGGTGGGGCTTATGTGGGAAGATCCCGGGCTTACGCTGACACAGGTAGGCGACCTCATCGATGACGCAGAGTTGGAGTTCGACGAGCTCGGGGCGAAGATCGGCGAAGCCGTGAATATGGCTATGGCTAAAAAAAAATAGTCGAGCCCGGGGCTACTCCGATGGGCCCCGATGACATGTTCAAACTGGCGACCGGGTGGCTCGGGATCTCGGCAGCTGAATACTACAGCATGACACCGAGAGAGCTGCAGCTGATGTGTGATGGGTATGTCGAACGGTATCGTCAGACGATCGAGATGCAGGCTGTCGCCGTGCATGTCGGGATGGTGAATGCTAATGGGCGGAAGAAACACAGGGTCTTCAAGAAAGACGCACAGACCGGGACCATCACAAAAGAAGAAAAGGCGGAGATCCTGTCGGATCTGAAAGAGCGTTTGCTAGGGAGTAAGGATGTCGCTATTAGTTAAGATCGGAGCCGACCTTAAAGATTTCGATAAGCAGTTATCACGCGCAACCAAAGACATCCAGCGTGTCGGGGATACCTTATCTAATGCCGGCGCGGCGATGACTAAGGGCGTCACAGCTCCGCTTGTCGGGATCGCAGCAGCCGCTCTGAAAGTTGGGGCAGACTTCGAGGCCTCAATGGACAAAGTGGCCGCGATCACCGGTGCGACTGGGGACGATTTCACTGCGCTGAAAACTCTCGCGCAGGATCTCGGGGCATCGACCAAGTTCAGCGCTACCAAGGCCGCTGAGGCGATGACCTTTCTGGGTATGGCCGGGTACGACACCAACGAGATCATGGGTGCCATGCCCGGGGTGCTCGCCCTGGCGGCCGCCAGCGGTACCGACCTCGCCACCACAGCAGATATTGTCTCCGATGCTATGACCGCGTTCGGTATGTCTGCTGAGGAGACTGCCGGATTCACCGATCTTCTGGCATCCGTATCCACCAAGGCCAACACCAACGTCGATCTGCTCGGAGAGTCCTTCAATTACGTTGCCCCGGTTGCTGGTGCCCTGGGGATGACTGCCGAGGACACCGCTAAATATCTCGGCCTTATGGCTACTGCCGGTATCAAGGGATCTCAGGCAGGTACCAGTCTCCGGACAGTGCTCACCAATCTGGCGGATCCCAGCGCCGAAGCCGCGGCACTCATGGATGAACTGGGTATCAGCATCACTGACAGTCAAGGCAACATGAAGTCCATGGACACGATCATGCAGGAGCTGACAGCGTCCTTTGATGGCATGGGAGAGGCTGAGAAGGCGCAGGCCGCAGCTACCCTGGCCGGTAAAGAGGCTATGTCGGGACTGCTGGCGATCGTGAACGCGGCCCCTGCGGATGTCGATAAACTCACCGAGGCAACCACCAACTACGAAGGCGCCGCGCAGAAGATGGCGGACATCATGCAGGGCAACTTGACCGGGCAGCTGACTACGCTCAAGAGCCAGCTCGAGGGGGTCGCTATACAGCTCAGCGAGATCCTGATCCCCGTTGTCGCTAAGATCGTCGCTAAGATCCAGGAGTGGGTCCAGGCCTTCGCAGATCTGAGTCCGGAGACCAAAGAGACGATCGTCGAGATCGCCGCTGTCGTCGCTGCCATAGGACCACTGCTGTTAGTCGGGGGTAAGCTGATCAACTTCTTCGCGAAGGTCTCGGCAGCGATCAAGATCCTCAACGCGGGCTTTCTTGCGATAAGTGGACCTGTCGGGGCTGCGATCACGATCATAGGCGCACTGGTAGCCGCGGGAGTGCTGCTCTACCAGAACTGGGATGTAGTGAAAGCCAAGCTGCAGGAGATGTCGGAGAAGCTTTCCGCGACTTTCCCTGGGCTTTCCGAGGCTGTCAAGACCGCATTCGCGGCGATTAAGGGTTTTATCGAGAATTTCAGTTTCGCTGACCTTATTCAGAAGGTCCGGGATCTGGTTGCTGATATCAAAGACCGGTTTACCACGTTTAAAAATGATTTCCTGGGTATCTGGGAATCGATAAAAGATGGGGTGAAGGGGTTCATTAACACGATCATAGGCGCAATCAACTCCATGATCCGGGGACTGAATAAAATCAACTTCACCGCGCCTGACTGGGTCCCGATCATCGGAGGCAAGAGCTGGGGAATTAACATCGGCACGATACCAATGCTGGCCGACGGCGCGAAAGTCACTGGTGCAACCCTGGCCATGATCGGCGAGGGGTCTGCTGCCGAGGCCGTACTGCCGCTTACCCATGATGTGTTCGCGGAGATCGCGGCAGGCATCAACTCCCAGCTCCATGCTGATGGGTCCGGCGAGGCTGGACGAGCTATGACCTTCCAGACGACCATAAACGTGAGATCGGCCGCAGAGGCACTCCGTGAGCAGCGAGTCCTGGCACTGCAGTTGGCAGGGGGGCTCTGATGGATAAACTCCGGTACATCAACGCACTTGGGCAGGAGGTGGAGTTCTCTGCAGAGAGCAGCTACCGCTGGCTGTCTGTAGATGATCTCGGCGGTGCTGAGATTACCCAGCAGGTGGTGCAGAGCCCCTATCAGGATGGCAGCACGGCTGTGGGTGATGTATATTTTCAGCCGCGAGTGCTGCAGGTGAAGATCATCATCGTATCCGATGAGAAGGACAACCGGATCCGGGATCTCAACAACCGGCTAAACCCGCGGCTCGGCATGGGTAAGTTGGTCTACCAGGTAGGTGAGTATGTACGTGTGCTGGACCAGGTAAAAGTCCGGCGGCTGCCGACGCTCCCGGATGGTAATCAGTCAGGTAAACGCTATCAGATAACTCAGATCACGTTCGAGGCGTTTGACCCGCTGTACACCGACGAGGATCCGACTGAGCTGACGGTCTCTTCCGGAGCCGGTACGTTCACGTTCCCGCTGAACATCACGGATGAGTTTGAGTTCAATTACCTCAACAGCGACGGAGTGGTGATCGAGAATGCAGGCGATGTCGAGACGCCGGTAGTCATTACGGTGGATGGTCCTATCACCGCCCCGCTGGTCATCGAGAACCTTACCACCGAGCAGCAGATCACCGTCGCCCTGGATCTCCTGGATGCTGAGCGACTGACAATCACCACTGGGGTATCGGATCTCGACGTGACTAAGACGGATCTTGATACCGGAGAGGTGATCAACGCTTTCTCCTATCTCGATATTGACGGGACTGATTTTTTCCAGCTCGCGCGGGGTCCTAATTCGATCAGGGTCACCGCCGATGGATCCTCTGTCGCGGCTGCGCAGCTGTCGTACAAGAACCGATACGTGGGGCTGTGATGAAGGTCCTGTACATCATGGAGCTTGACTTCACGCAAGTCGCAGCCCTTGCCGGGTATGAGAGCGTGACGATCGAGCGGATCTGGAACGGGATCTCCCGGATGAGTCTCCGGATCGCGGCGGATGTCCGGCATGCTGATGAGCTGATCGCTGACCGGGTGATCTGGTTCGACCGTGAGTACGACCAGGCTTTTGTCATAGAGGCGGTAACCCGCACGCTGATCGACGGCGCGATCATGATAGACCTGGAGGCGCTGCACGTTAACAGCTTGCTGCGCGATTATATCACCGTGCCGCCAGCAGGGTATGCGACAGACGCGCAGACGGGCACCAGAGAGCAGATCGTCCGTGCATGGGTCGATAACAACGCCATCGACCCGACGGATGCAAGTCGCCAGCAGTACCCGATCGCGTTGGGGGATTACGCAGGTATCGGGGATTCGATCACCGCATCGACACGCTACAAAGGGCTTGCTGATGAGGTCAGCCGGATCCTGGGTGCGGAGCATCTGGGCTGGGTAGTACGGCTTGATCTCGAGGCGTCTGAGTATGTTTTTGAGGTGCTCGAGGGCGAGGATCGGACGCAGACTGCAGTCCCAGAGAACCTGCTCGCGAGCAGGAAGGATGAGGATGACGCGGACTGGGCGACTGGTACGCTTACACAGGTAACAGCAGCAGACAATGAATTGCTGCTGGATAAGGACCCAGCCAGGACGCATGACGGTACCTGGCTGGCTTGGGACGGATTAACTTGGCAGGAGGCTATAGGATGGGATTAGAACTGAACC